TGTCGTGTTCGCGGACAACTGGCTCTCCGTTCTTATCGATCAAGACGTATACAGCTTCGCCGATTCCTTCATACTCAACCGTGATCTTCGCGCCCACTGCGGCGGCAAATTCCTTGAGCGGCTTCACCCTTGGATTTCTTACGATGGGCACTTTGTCACGCCCCCTGGTAGACGCGCTCGCCGGCCGCGTTCTTGGTGCTGCTGATCTTGCAGCCGTGCTTCGAACCCAGCGTGGCGATGAAGCCGCGGACGCTGTGAGCCTGCCAGCCGGTCGCTTCCATCAGCTACGCCAGGGTGGCGCCGTTGGTTCGCCCCGTCAGGTTCAGGACCTGCTCCTTGCGGCCGCCGGCCTTGGCCGGTGCTGAAGCCGCCGGTGCGGTCGCCTTGGCCTTTTGCGGCGCGGCTGCCGAGCTGAAGAATGCGGGGGGCTTGGTCTTCGCCGTCTTCTTTGTGGTCTTCTTTGCGGACTTCGGCATCTGTTCTTCCTCTGGTGCGATGTTAGCCTGGAACGCCTCCGGGGTGTCAACGTCGCCGACGACCGTCAAGGAAAACTTGTCGGTTGCTGGGGCAGCGTCGCCGAATGGCACGTCGTCGTCGGTGATGGCTGGCTGGTCGATGTAGGCCTTCTGAATCGCCGTCCAGATCCGCTTTACCGCGGAGTTCCGATCGATGAACTTGTTTACGGGCCGGAGCTCGCCGAAAGGCGGCGCGCCGGCGAATGAGTTCCAAAGGGCGATCATGCCCGCCAGGGGCCACGCGGCCGTCGCGGCGCCGAACTCGCGCTGGCTCGAGAACTTGATGACGTTATCGGCTACCTTCGTGCCGGCGTCGCAAACCGTGATGTTGTAGTCTTCGTCGATGGTGAACATTTGTATGGTGCTCCTTCACGGGGGCGAGCCCGCCGGGTACCGGGCGGGCGAGGATGATGCGGGCAAGGATGCCGGGCTAGAATAGCTCCGAACGATGATCCCTCGGGAAGCGGCTCAGAACCCGAACGCGCTCAGATCCGGCGCGCTGGAGGTGGGCGTCTCTTGCTTCGCTGGCTCGACCAAGCCGAGCGCTTCGGCGGCGGCCGCCATCACGGGATTGGCGACGCCGAGCATGGCGCTGTATATGGCGGCCATCTCGTTGCGGCCCGCCTCCCACTCCCGGATCTTGTAGCTATCGGTCCCGGCAGCGGGGTGCTTGGTAGCATAGTTGAGCTTGCGCTTCGCAAACTCGCGCCACCTGGCTTCCGGCGCCATCGACAGCAGCTCGGCGGCAAACGGTGAGCTAAGCGTGGGCGCGGTGCCATCGGGCAGGCATATCTGGTAGCCATCCACGCCACCTTTGCCCATGCTGCGAAGATTTCAAGATGAAAAGGCGATGACCCAGGACATGACGGCGAACCGCGCCGGTCCTGTTCCTGTATGCCAGAGAAGAAAAAGCCGGGGTCCGCTCCCAAGGACGTCGAACTCACGCAGGTAGAAACCCTCGCCTCGATAGCTTGCACCATGGACGAAATTGCCGCGGTCATCGGGCTGTCAAAGCGCCAGTTGATCCGCCGAGCGAAAGAACTAAAGTTTGGGGAAGCCATTCAGCGAGGGCTTAGTAAGGGCAGGGCGTCGCTTCGGAGGATGCAGTGGGAGTGCGCGCGAAGCGGCCAAGGTAATGTCACAGCGCTCATCTGGCTTGGCAAGCAGATGCTCGGCCAGCGCAGCTTCGAGCACGAGAAGCCGGCGGAGGGAGAAGCGCCGGACCTAATCATTCAAGTCTATCCAGGGGAAGCCGATGCCGGAAAACCGAAAGAGCCAAAAATCTAAACTGGATCTTGCCCAGGTCGAAGATATGGCATCGATCGGATGCACCGTCAACGAAATTGCCGCAGTCTTCGCGTTATCGCGGGCCCAACGGGCCCGGCTCGGAAAGCGGTTTTTCCAGGCGATGATCCGCGGGCACGAGAGAGGATGCGCCTTCGTTCGCCGATTGGCTGCGGATATGCGGGATTGCAAACCGCCCGCGGACTACAAGAACCTGATCCGGCGTCTGGAAAAGCAGATGGGGGTTTCGAGCGACCTGATCATTCAGGTCTACCCCGAAACTGGCCATGACCTGATCATTCAGGTCTACCCCGAAACTGGCCAGGCAGTCTAGACGAACAGCGTGCCAATCACGTTGGTTTCTTCATCGCCGCCGGCGACGTGTTCCAGGCAGTGCGTTAGCTGGCGCACTTGTCCTACGGTCCACAGTTCCGGCGCCGTCGCCATTAGCGTGGTGAGCACCGCGGCGGTTTCCGTCGGCGAGACATTCTGGGTAACCGTCTTCGTTCCAGTCAAAACGATAGGCATGCACCAAGTCTACGATGATTTCACTATCCCGGCCACAGTCGCGCGTATTCCTTTCTCCGGCGCGCTTCAAGGTAGTGGTGGCGGGGCGGCGCTTCGGCAAGACCTACCTCTCCCTTCCCGAATTGCTGGCGATGGTCTGGAAGAAACCGAAGGCGCTCGCCTGGTACATCGCGCCGACGTATCGCCAAGCCAAGCAGATCTGCTGGGAAGAATTGAAATGGGTACTCCGTCCCTACCTGGCTTCGAAGCCCGACGAAACGGACTTGACGGTGGACATTCGCTGGGGCGGCCGGATCTCGCTCCGGGGCGCGACCAACTATGACGCGCTGCGCGGTCCGGGCCTCGACGGCGCCGTCTTCGACGAGTACGCCGACATGGACCCGGCCGTGTGGACTGCTATCGTCCGGCCAATGCTGGCCGACAGGCATGGAAGGGCCTTATTCATTGGGACGCCGAAAGGCAAGAATCACTTCTACGAGCTGGTCGAAGACGCCAAGGTCAAACCCGGATGGGCGTCGTTTGAGTACACCACGCTCGACGGTGGCCGCGTGCCGGCTGAGGAGATCGAAGATGCCAAGCGGGATATGGATGAGCGCACCTTCCGACAGGAGTTTGAAGCCAGCTTCGAGAACTTCGCCGGCCGCATGTACTATGCGTTCAATCGCGCCGAGCATCACGCTCCGACGAATTACAACCCGCGCCTGCAGCTTTGTTGGGCCCTCGATTTCAACGTGAACCCGATGTGCTCCGCGATCATTCAGACCGAGGACACCACCACCCGCGAGATGGCGATGGTGGGACGGCGTTCCGCGGTGGTGCACGTGATAGACGAAATCATTCTGCCCAACTCGAATACCGAGGAGGCCTGCAACGAATTCGCCAGGCGCGTGATGCCGTGGACGGCGCCGCGCGGACCCGTATCGCTGCGGGTCTATGGCGATGCTGCGGGCGGGTCGCGGCAGACTGCCGGCAAGTCCGACTACCAGATCATCCGCGAATTCTTTCGGCGCACTCCCGAGTTCAACGCCACTTACCACGTGCCTGACGCCAACCCGGCGGTGCGCGATCGCGTCAACGCTGTGAACTCCAGGCTGAAGAATGCGGCGGGACAAATCGGCGTCCAGATCGACCCGCGCTGCAAATGGCTCACCAAGGACTTCGAGCAGGTGAAGTGGAAAGAGGACGCCAACGGCAACATGACCGGCGATGTGGACAAGACGAATAAGGACCTGACGCACATCTCCGACGCCGTGGGCTACCTGATCGAAACCGAATTTGGATTACACCAGGCCGGCGGACCGAGGGGCAGGTGAGGGATGGGTGATGCTACTCGACTGCTCCGGACGGAAGATTCGCCGCGCCATAGGCTTCGTCGGCGGTTACGTCCTGGAAGCCAACGGGGCGAGGGGCATCGACGCCCTGGTGGTGGTGGGATCTGATTCGCCGGCGAAACCTGCCGACGATGACGATGGGGAGGCCGCGCTCAGTATTTCCGAGCGCGGCGCTTAGGCTAAGCTCCGGTTTTCTTGGTCTTGGCCTTCGGCTTTGGGGCCGATTTTTTCGCAGGTGCTTTTGCCATAGTGCGATTCTCCTTTCCTGAATCTTCACACAGAACAGATAGCGAACGAAAGAAAAATCGGACCATCGTCTGTTGGTCCCGAAAGTATTCATGGAATTACCACACTCAGTTCTGATCAGGGACATCGACGCGAAGGCCTCCGAGTACGATCTGTATGCCGATGGCTGGACTACCTTCGCCGATCTCTACCAGGGCGGCGTTGTCATCAAAGAGAAGGTCATCAAGCGGGCGCAGTATCTTTTGAAAAAGCCAAAGGAACTGTCTGAGGTCTTCATCGTTCGCCAGCAGCGATTCTCCTATACCAACCTGCTGGGCAACATCGTCGGCTGGTACGCTGCAGCGCTCTTTAAGGTGGCCGCCCAGATCGTCATTAAGGTGACGGGTGCGACTGGGGATTCTGCGCTGAAGATCCCGAAGACCATCGCCGATTTCTGCGCGGGCTTCGAAAAGGACTGCGATCGCGCCGGTACGGCCTATGTCGATTTCTGGCGCTATGTATTCGAAAGCTTGATCCTGCACAAGTCGGCCTATGTGCTAATCGACCTTCCCGACGTGGCCGCCGGCGCCGAGCCGCCTATCAATCTCGCACAGCAGCAGTCCGCCGGCCTGCTCGATCCCTATTTGGTGGTCTATACGCCGAGCCAGGTCATCAACTGGGAGACG